GATTAAGCGTTGACGTTCAGAATCTGAACAGCATCAGCCCGATAGACTTTAGTACCGTACAGAACATCTGAAGTGGTCATCTCAGCCAAGAACTCTTGCTTGTACTGCTGCTGAGTTCTGATGTTTGACTGCATAGCCAAGATATAGCTATCTCGATGCAACAGAGTCGCAGCTTTAACAGCACCACCCGCTGAGTTGTCTGATGCAGTTTCTGTCGTAGGACAGTTGCTGCTGACGTAGATGGGAATACCGTACAGCTCACCCATCAGACCATTCTGGACACCCTGACCTGATACGAAGTCAGAAGACACATATCGATCAATGCCCATGATGGCATTCTTCAAGCTTGGTGGAATAACGAACGCTCTCTGGTCGAAAGGAACGTCAGCATCGTCCATCTTCTGGATGATGTCGCGGAAGCAAGCATCTGTGAATACGTCTGAAGAAGTTACAGTGTCTGTCGCAAAGGCAGTCAGGCCAGTTGAAGCATCGCAGTACCAGGAGGCACTGTGAGTCCAGTCTGAACCATCGCCATCACCAGCAGACTTGCCCAGGTTGTGAAGATCAGTGTCGATCTGCTTGGCTAACTGATAACCAGCATCCTCAACATAGAACTGACGCTGGGTGTCAAGACCCTGGATGTCAGCACGATCTTCCATCAGACGGGTGTATTCGTAATGCTGGTTAACAACAACCTGGATTTCACCTTCGGTGTTGTTTTGTATAGTTACAGCAGTGCCAGCAGACTTAGCTGTAACAGCTCCACGAGTGGGAGCAGGAATGTGCATGGTGTCACCTTTGCGTCCGGTGAAGTCCATGTTTTTTACGAGATCAGCTAGAACGAGTTTTGACTCGTAAGCTGCTTTGACCTCGTTACTCCAGATTTCTGGAATAAATACTGCTTGAGTCGTGGTGGTTTGAGCACCACCCATTGCAGGATATACGGAAGTTGCCATGTCAATTTACCTTTGAGAAAAAGTTAATCTTCAATGACTCTCCCTTGCTCATATAAAGTGCCGATAGCGCCAGAGCGGACGAGAGAATCATATCTCTTTCGATCTTCTTTCATGAGCTTTCGCAAGGAGCTTGCAAGAACCTTCTTGCCAGCAGGTCTGTCGCTAGATGCAGAAACCGAACCTGTCGATGCTGCTTTCACTGCGTCCTGCCTTACTTCCTGCGTTGGTTTACTGTTGGCATTCTTAAATCGAGTTACTAACTCAATTGCCAGATCGATGTTTTGCGTTGCCGTGACCTGATCGAGAGTAGCCTTAGCCAACGCATCTTTCTGGACAAAGGTCGCAAAGTCAGCAGAGTCCATAACTTGCTGCCAGTCTGGATGGACGGCAGTAATTTTCTCTCTCTTGCGCTCTGCTTCTTGCTGCTGAACCTTCTGTTCTAACGCAGCAAGCTTCGGATCGCTTGAGATCGTCTGCTTAATTGCTTCCTCTGGATTGCCGTAATAATCCAGCTCTTTAGGCTTCTCTGGTGCAGTCTTGGCAAGTTGCCCAGCGATATATTGATCAGCAGCTTTAAGTGCAGCAATTTCATCTCTGGCTCTTTTAACTTCCTGAGATTGCGCTCCAACCATGCTTTGAGTCTCTGCAAGCATCTTCTCAAGCTCCTCACGGCTCTTGTTCCCATACTTTGACTCAGGTTGTGGTTGTTCTTGCTGCGGTTCCTCTTGAGGCTTTGTTAAGTCCTCGATCTCTTCTACTGACAATAATTCGTCGGATTTATCCTGCTGCGCCTGTTCAGCCATTAGTTTTCCTCAATGAGACCCTTGCGGGTTGCCTCAGATAAATTAAGAAGACCCAGGGGAAACTAGTCCTGGGCTGCCTTCCGCTCTGCTTTAATCTTGTCCTGGCGATTCCTTGCCCAATTCCTGGTTGCAGACGGAAAATGTCCGCTAATAGGATCGAGCACTGGCCCACCATAACTGACGATGCGACTGGCTTCTGTCCCGCAGATAGGACAGGGCAAAGCTTTCAGATTCGTATCCACAAAGGCTTCGAAATCGTGTCCAGATGGACAGTTAAAATCAAAAAGTCTTCGAGCCACGCTCTTCCGCTTCGTTTTCCAGAGACACCGGCCGATCCAACAACCAGGTCAGTGCCTTGATATATCCTCGATGGAAATCCAGGGACTGGTTGGCTGGTATCAGATCGACAGAGTTATGTACTGCAAACTCGTCTTCAGCATCGGCTGTGAGCTGTTTCCAACCCTCTGAATTGAACATCGCTTTTAAATCAGCGTAATACTGCTCAAATTCAGCATCAGTCATGCCTTCATTAGAGATTTCGTACATTGACCAATTCTGACGAACAGAATCAATAAGGAAACATACTCAGAGGAATCAACTTGCTACGGGGAGTTGTGCGATCTGCTGCTCTCGTAATGATTGCTGTGTTTGCTGTGCATTCCTGAGCCGATCAGTGATGTCAGAGTTCACAGAGCGTTCTTTGATAGCAAGTTTTGCTGACTCAATGAGACGCTTGTCTTCCCTGGTCAGGTTGCCATCGGCTTGAGCAGCCTTAGTGAGTACATTGATGCGATCATTCTCAAGCTTCGGAACCATTGCTCGAACTTCAGCTTCGTTCCTTCTTGCTCTTGATTCGCTCTCTCTCGCATTAGCAGTGAAGGCTGCAGTCTGAGCTGCCTGATACTCGATTTGAGCTTGAGCTTGAGCCTGAGCGATCTCTGCTTGCTGTGGATCGGGCTGACTAGCCTGCTGCAAGAGTTGCTTGAGCTCTTCTCTGTTTGCCAGATTCATGTTCTCGATGATTGCTTCGACCAGGAGCGGATACATAGGCGTATCGGTTCCCATAGTCTGCAGCAACTGAACGAGCTGAGTGACTTCGTATTCCCTGGCGATAATGCCCAGGCTAGAAGTGACTTCGAAGGTGTAGTCAGCAACCGGATAGCTCTCAGGGTCGAGCTGCATATACCTCACTGCAGACATCTTCACCATTGGGATCAGAAACGAGTCTTGGAAGTTTACAAGCGTTCTCTTATGACGCTTGATAATAGCTCCCAGGCCCATTGAGATACCTGCAGCAGTCGCTTCTCCGTTGATAGACCCCGGTATACCCGCAGAATCAATCGCTCCTGTGGCCGTTTGTAGCATCTTCTGCAAAGCATCTGCCTGAGCAAAGGAAATATCACTGACATTTCCAAAGTCAAAGGGCTGTAAAACCTCAGCAGGGTTGCCGTTAGTGAGAATTGTTCGACCAGGACGTATCTGAATGCCCCCATCTGCCCCTCTGAGTGACCTGGGCATCCTGGTGGCATCCATTGCCATCATCGGAGCATTAGTCAGTGCTAAGGCATCAATTCTGGCCCTTATCTCAGTGTCGAGAGCCTTCTGGGAGTGATACCCCTTCTCACAGACACCTCGACCCCAGAATCGTCCAGGAATGACATCCCAGGGAAACGCAATGACCGGCCTATCCTTCAAATAGAAGGGGTTTTCGTCTGCCTTCAGAATCGTAGTTCCGTTGGCAATAACGATCATTGTCTCAACGTAAAACGGGCCATCGTCACCCATCTCGCCCAGGACTTCTGGGGTGTCTGCCAGTATCTCAGCAACTGCTTCATCGATTTCATCGAGCACTCGATCTTGGTTCTTGAAGGTTTCTAAGAGATGTCTCGGGCAGAGACCATAATATTTTGTGAGACGAACCTTGTCCCTGGGCTGTTCCGTCAAAGTATGGTCAGCGTCGAGGATCGAATCACCGTTTCCGTTCGCAGTGACAGGAGTGTCCAGATAAACACCCTGCTCTTGGAGCATTTTAATCTGATGAGGTGAGACGTATTCGTCAATCGCAACACCCAGAGCGTCATCCACACTGGTTGCAGCCGGATCGATACGGAAGTTCTGTGGCTGGACTGGATTCAGCTTCACGACAACCCTTTGCCGCTCTTCAGTACCCTGCTCTGCTCCGATTTCAGTCACTCTGACTGTTGGAATCAGCTCTGTGACGTTCTCAACCACTAATTCCGCGATCCCAGTGCCATAAACCGCACTATTGATCAAAACCTCACCAACATTCTTGCGAGTTTGGCTTTTCTTGAAGTCTTCGTTGAGCTTGTCCCGCAGATATTTGATTTTTGCCTTTTCCTGAGCAGCTTGGGCTTGAGACATCTGCATCATCATGGCTTCTTGCTCATTTTGCGGAGCTACTTCAGGGACTTTGATGTCATCGCGGATGTCGAAGAAGTTTCCTCGACCAAATGTCGCTTCTTCGATCTCAGCAACACTAGATTCAACTGCTTGCTGCAGTGCTGGGGAGATTATTCTGCTGCGTTCTGAGTTGTTTTCCTTATCCTCTTGCGCCCATTCTCCGCGCCAGAGCCGATAGTATTCCTTGTGCCGATTCTCATAGTTGGATCGATAGTGATCTTCCCACTCATCAACCTTGCCAATAACCCAACCTTCCAGGGTATCAGCATGATAATCGCCATAATCTTCCATCAGTAACCCACCGCAGAATCTGTGAACACAGCTTCGTCATCATATTGGAACTCGGAGAAATAACTCTCATTAGCTAATTGATCAACATACGCAAGGGAATCAATTAGATCGTCGTGAGTTAGCTGATCAGGAAACTGGAAAAGCTCATCAAGGAATTGGTCGTTCCAGTCCCCTCTGTTTAAGGTGATCTGCCCGTTCTCAAATCTGCCCTGTAATGCCCAGATGATCCTGGCTGTCTTGTTTTGATTGCCGTGAGTAAGGAGCTGAATGTGGAAGTATCTTGCCCTCTGAGCCATTAGATCGCGCAGAGGAGACATCACTGCCTGAGCAGCAATACCCCTTTCGATCCCGACAGACACTGGCTGATGAGATTCAACAGCATCAAATATCTTCTTTGCCGTCTCGTTTATGTCCCATCGACCAGCAATGATCTTCTTAACCCACCAACCTTCAGGGCTGACCTTAACTATTGAGATTGCTGTGTTGTCGAGGTGTTTTGCCTTTTTTCTTCTCGTTCCTGGTTCTGCAAATCCAGCCAGGTCAACGCTGATGAAGTAATCCCCAGGTGGCTCTTCTTCTGAGAATTGAACCCACTCTTCCTTAAAAACCTCAGAGCCTCTTGCTTCAAACGAAGCCATGAACTCCTGGCGAAATGCAAAACTCGACATTGATCTTTTGGCAGCATCGATTTCCTCCGGATCAATCAGGTTGTTGTCATAGGAAGTGAAGTGGAACCCCTGCCAATCATCATCACTATTGAGATTTGCCCCACAATACAAGTCGTAAAAATGATTTCGTCCGACAGGGGTTCCTATGAACATTGCATCACCCTTGAGATCGGTGAGTGCAGGACGAAGAACAAGCTCCCAGGTTTCAGGCTTCATGTCCGCATACTCATCTAAAACGAGGTAGGCAAGGCTACTACCCCTCATAGTCTCAGGACGGTCTGCTCCCTTCAGTGAGATCAATGTCCCGTTCTGGAGCTTGATTTGCATATTGTTGACATGAGACGAGGCAATGACCTCGTGACCAAGCTCAAGTAACAGGTTCCACATGATGTCCCTGGCTTGACCTTGAGTCGGAGCAACGTAGAAAACTGAGCCCTTGTTTGTTTGTAAGGCACGAACCAGCAAGAGATAAGCAGCGAGCCTACTCTTGCCAGTCCGTCTACCTGCAGCAACCACCTTGAATCTGGCAAGGGAGTTCCAAACCTCCTTTTGCCAGTCAAGGAGCTGGATGTTTAAGTCCATACCAACTCCATCTGTCCAGGATCGCTTTTCAGTTTGTTCTTAATAGAACTGTGATATTCGTGCCAGGGAACGCTGAAGAAAATGGCTTTATTGTTCACCCATCTTGTGAACCGTAGCTGATAGGAATCAGTTTTGTCGTATGGCATGACATACGGATCGCAGCCGTAATCGCGCAAAATCATAACCCTGTGCATATCTTCTTCTGGTGTCGAGTTGTAACCGATCAGCACATAAAAGCTCATCTGATAGGGTTTTATCCCCGCATCAATGCAGGTTTTTATGCCTCGATGAATCAGCTTCTCGTGCCTGGCATCATCCCAGGCAAAATGGACTGCCTTAGCCGTACCTGTTCTGTTGCTAAACCTGACGCTTGCTAGTGCTGCAGCTTGCTCTTCCTTTAAGTTCCTTATATTCAGTCCCTGATTGAAATTGACGCGCAGGTCATATTCTTTAATTTCCTCGATCCGATCCGACCAATCTGGATTTCCAAAAAAGTCATTGTCGAGCAAAATTACGAAGTCACTGTCTCTTTGCGTCCAAATCTCTTCAATTGTGTTGACCCCGTAAGGCTTACCCTCTTTTTCAGGTACAACACAGAAACCACAACGCAATCTGCAGCCTCTTTGCGTAAAGCCTAGAGAATGCGGGAAGTTGTAGAGCGTATAGTCAGGAACTAACCTTTCGATCTCATCAGGAAGGTTCTTCTTAACGTCCCAGCCTGTCCCTCCGATTTCCATCCGCTCGTCATCAAGCATCGATGGATCAGAGAAATTGAAAATCTTAGAAGCGTATATTTTGTCGTAGTCGTGTTTGAACAAAGGGGAATAGGTTTCCACCTGATCCCCCCTTGCTTTGTGATGAGCAGAAAGTTTCATGAGAGCAAGGTTCGGAATCTTGCTATCTACATCGTAAATGCCAACTTTCACGATTTCACAAAATCACACGGATTACGGATTTGCTGCTCATTTTCTCTTTGGTTTTGAACGCTTCACACCATCTCGTCTGACTGGTGCAGAGCCTCTGCCGGTGCTGGATCGAGTGGTCGAACTTCCGTTCATGTAACCACTGCCTCGACCATAATGTTTGCCTGGCACTGGATCACCTCCTTCCTGGTGTTTGTTTACGGGGTTTAGGGTTCTTTTTGGCTGTTTTTGCTGCAGCCTTGAACGCTTTTTCAGTTGGAGCACCTTTGCTCCCTGGAGACCTCATTCTTTCGACTTTCTTGGCTCCAGATGCTTTCTGTCTAGCAATTCTTTTCTTCTTGGCGTGAATATTCCTGTAGAGACTCATTACCAATCCTTGCAAGACCAGTATCTTGCTGTGAATTTGTCTTTTGCCGTGGAGCAGTTGTGTCTTGCCCTGAAATTGGCTCTTCTTTTCGGCTCAGAGCTGCGATTTCGCATATTTGCATCACCAAACCGAACCATCTTGACCTCATTGCCCTTCTTAGCCAGCACAACATTCTGCTTATTGCCCTGAACCTGCCTCCTGGGTTTGTTGTAGCCAGAAAAGGTCACTCCTCGATACTTCAAGCGACCTGAAGACAGTCTTTCCACGTTCTTAGTGGTTGCCATTTTCATTCTCCGTGAAGAGGCTGATATTTGCGCTAAAGTGATGCTTT